ACCGTGACGTGGACTTGCCAGAACCGTCAGGTGAGTTAGACGATATTGAGAAGAAAAAGGCTGAAGGCGTTGGCTATAGCGCCACATCCGACAACCGCTATCGTGTATTAGAGATGCACGTGAACTTCGACTTGCCTGGTTATGAAGACCAGATTGATGGTGAAGACTCAGGCATTGGCTTGCCATACGTTATTACTATTGAGAAGCAGTCAGGCACAATCCTCGCTATCAGGAGAAATTGGTATGAAGAAGACGTGCTCAAGCTTAAACGTAACCACTTTGTACACTATCAGTATATTCCTGGCTTCGGGTTCTATGGCTATGGCCTCATTCACCTTATTGGTGGATACGCTCGGTCCGCTACTAGCATCATTCGTCAGCTCGTTGATGCTGGCACTCTTAGCAATCTTCCTGGTGGCCTTAAGTCTAGAGGTCTTCGAGTCAAAGGCGACGACACACCAATCGCTCCAGGCGAATTCCGAGATGTAGACGTACCTAGCGGTTCAATCAGGGACAATATTTTACCTTTACCATACAAGGAACCTAGTCAGGTACTCTACACCTTGTTCCAGAACATCGTGGCAGAAGGCCGTGCGTTTGCAACGGCTGGTGACACTAAGATTTCTGACATGGGCGCTAACGCTCCGGTTGGTACAACGCTAGCTATTCTTGAACGTACGTTGAAAGTGATGTCAGCGGTTCAAGCCCGTGTCCACTATGCGATGAAAGTTGAGTTCAAGCTATTAAAGAACATCATTGCTGATTACACACCAGAAGAGTATGACTATGAACCAGAAGAAGGCTCACGTGCTGCGAAGAAGTCGGACTACGACAACGTCGATGTTATCCCGGTCTCTGATCCGAATGCAGCGACGATGGCGCAAAAGATTGTTCAGTACCAAGCGGTATTGCAGTTGGCACAGTCAGCGCCTCAACTTTACAACCTACCACTCCTACACCGTCAAATGGTTGAAGTACTCGGCGTTAAGAATGCCGCAAAGCTTATTCCGATGGAAGATGACATGCGTCCGACCGACCCAGTGTCCGAAAACCAGAATATTCTGAAGATGAAACCTGTGAAGGCATTTATCGAGCAGGACCACGAGGCACATATTGCAGTACATATGGCTGCTATGCAGGATCCGAAGATTATGCAGTTGGTTCAGTCAAGCCCATTAGCTCAACAGATTGGTGCAGCGATGTCAGCTCACATTGCAGAGCACTTAGGCTTTGAGTATAGAAGACAAATCGAACAGCAAATGGGTATCCCGTTGCCTTCAGAGCAAGAACCAGGCGAAGACGCTCCACTTATGCCAGCAGAAATGGCATCACGTGTGGCTCAGATGGCCGCTCAGGCAGCTCAACAGTTGTTGCAGAAGAATGTCCAAGAGCAACAAGCTCAACAGGCAGCTCAACAAGCTCAAGACCCACTTATCCAGATGCAGCAGCAAGAGTTACAGCTTAAAGCAGCTGACCTTGAGCGTAAGAAGCAGAAAGATATTATGGACGCAGCAGCTAAGGCGGACCAGATTGAAATTGAGCAAGAACGAATTGCAGCTCAGAAAGAAATCGCTGGCATGCAGGTTGGTGCCAAGGTTGCTAAAGATAAGGAAGAATTATCTTCACACAATCAACTAGAAGGACTACGTATCGGTTCCGATATTGCTAAAACTAAAGCTCAGATGGCCGCACAACAACGCCAACCGAGTAATCAACAAAAGAAAGGTAGTGATTGAACAATTTTGACTATCTAATCAAAGAGTTTCAGGATGAAGTAAACGTTCATTCTCAGTCGATCATAGCTGGTAGACCTCAAACCATCGAGGAATACCGGCAGGTAGTGGGCACAATCCGGGGTCTGGAGTCCGCTATTCAAATAACCAAAGACCTCGTGCAAAGACTGGAGAACTCTGATGACGATTGACTTGTCACAAGCTGTCGACTTATCTGCTGTACTCGATAAGAAAGACGAAGAAAAAGCAACACAACTACCAGACCCGTCTGGTTACCGCATTCTCTGTGCAATTCCAGAGATTGAGGAAAAATACGACAGCGGCATTATTAAGGCTGACGCAACAATGCACCATGAAGAAGTCCTATCAACGGTCTTTTTTGTAGTGAAAATGGGACCCGATTGCTATCAGGATAAAGCAAGATTTCCTAATGGCCCTTGGTGTAAAGTGGGCGACTTTGTTCTAGCTAGACCTAATTCAGGTACACGCTTAAAGATTCATGGTCGTGAATTCCGTATTATCAATGATGATTCAGTAGAAGGTACAGTATTGGATCCTCGTGGTATCAAACGTGCTTAAGGAGTAAAAAATGGCAGAATTTATGGAAGAATTTAAATTCCCTGACGAGTTAGAACAGGAAAACAAAGCTACAGCAGCGGCAGAAGATGCAGCTAACATAGCAGAACCTGAGTCAGAGATTGAGATCGTAGACGATACGCCTCCAGAGGATCGTAATCGTAAACCTGGTGAGACCCCAGAAGAGGTACCAGAAGCTAAACTATCTAAGTACGACGAGAGCATTCAAGCTCGTATGAAGAAGTTTACTAAGGGTTACCACGATGAGCGCCGTGCCAAAGAAGCGGCAGAGCGTGAACGTGACGAAGCTATCCGTGCAGCTAAAATTATGGCTGACGAAGCTAAACGCTTACAGTCTCAGCTTGAAGAAGGCAGCAAAATGTTCATTGAGCAGGGTAAATCATCTGCGCAAATGGAATTAGAGGCTGCAAAACGTCAACTTAAAGAGGCTTATGAGGCTGGTGACGGTGAATTATTAGCCGAAGCACAGCATAAAATCTCGCAAGCAACGTTAAGAATGGATAAAGCTGATTCATTAAGGCCTTTACAAACTAAAGAATTTGATGTACAAATACCAACATACGACGTTCAAGAGCAGCAGCAACAACAAGTTGACCCTCGTACGGCTAAGTGGCTAGATGAAAACCCTTGGTACGGCGACGATGACGAGATGAGTGCTTCAGCCCTTGGATTGCACAAGAAGTTAGAGAAACAATTCGGAAAACAATATATTGGTTCGGAAGAATATTTTAAGAACATCGACGACACTATGAAGCGTCGTTTCCCCGAATACTTCGGGAGCGGAGTTGAAGAAAATTTATCCGAAGAAGAGGAAAGACCTCAGACTCGTGCCAAACCAGCAAGTAACGTAGTAGCTCCGGCCACTCGTAGTACTGCTCCAAGTAAGGTAAGACTTACTAAGTCTCAGGTAGCAATTGCCAAGAAATTGGGAGTGCCACTAGAGCTATACGCCAAAAAGGTTGCTGAACAAATGAAAGGAAACCAGTAATGGAACAAAATCGTAAACCACGTAGTACCGAAACTCGTGTAACAGCTGAGCGTCCAAAGCAGTGGGCACCAGCAGAGCTTTTGCCTGAACCAGACAAACAAGCCGGTTTTGCATACCGCTGGATCCGTGTTTCGACGCTTAACAACGCTGACCCACGTAACCTCTCTGCCAAATTACGAGAAGGTTGGGAACCCGTGAGAGCTGAAGAACAACCTGCATTACAACTGCTAGTCGACCCTCAAAGTCGTTTTAAAGACAACATTGAAGTCGGCGGGTTATTACTCTGCAAGACACCGATTGAGTTCGTTGAACAAAGGAACGCACACTTCCAGAAGTTAACGGATGACCAAACGTTGGCTGTAGATAATAACTTAATGAGGTCAAACGACCCACGCATGCCATTGTTTAACGACAAGAAGTCAAGCGTATCGTTTGGTAAAGGCAAGTAAATTTTATTAATTATTAGGAGTTTTAAATGGCTTATCCAACAGTAAGCGCTCCGTACGGTTTAAAACCAGTTAACCGCCAAGACGGCATGCCATACGCAGGTGCTACCACTCAATACGGTATCACTTCAGTATCGACAGCTATCTACAACGGTGACCTAGTTTATGTAACTGCGGGCACAATTAGCAAATCAGGCGTAACAGACAACTCAACTACTGCAGCTAACTTAACAGCTGGCGTATTCATGGGTTGCCAATATGTAAATACACAAGGCCAAACAGTTCAATCACAGTATTACCCAGGTAACGCTGCTGCTTCTTCTGCTATTGCTTATGTAGTTACTGACGCAAACGCAGCATACAAAGTAGCCGTAACTTTCGCTGGTAACTCTACAGTTTCTAGCACGACAGTTAAAGCTGTCGGTGTAAACCTTGCAGTAATTCAAGGTACTGGCTCTTCAACAACTGGCGACTCAGCAGTTTCAGTAGCAGCTCCATCAGCTAACGCTGGTAACGCAGTTACATTACCTGTTAAGGTTATCGGTGTTGTTCCAGAAACAGCTATTAACGCAACTAACTTCAGCGAAGTTTTGGTTGTTTTGACTAACCCACAGCTTACCCGCACTGCTGGTAACGACTTCGCTTAAGGAGCTACTTAAATGGCTATTTCTCGTGCACAACTCTTAAAAGAGTTATTACCTGGTTTGAACGCATTGTTCGGATTGGAATATGCTCGTTACGGTGAAGAACATAAAGAAATCTTCGAAACTGAAGCTTCTGAGCGTTCTTTTGAAGAAGAAACAAAACTTTCAGGCTTTACAGCTGCTCCTGTTAAAAACGAAGGCTCAGCCATCGCTTATGACAACGGCCAAGAAGCTTGGACAGCTCGTTATACACACGAAACTATCGCAATGGGCTTCAGCTTAACTGAAGAAGCTATTGAAGATAACTTGTATGACAGCTTGTCAGCTCGCTACACTAAGGCATTGGCTCGTTCAATGGCTTACACAAAGCAAGTTAAAGCCGCTAACGTATTGAACAACGGTTTCACTTCTGGTTACAACGGTGGTGACAACACAACATTGTTCTCTACACAACACCCATTGATTTCTGGTGGTGTAAACAGCAACACGCCTTCAACTCAATCAGACTTGAACGAAACATCATTGGAAAATGCTGTTATTCAAATCGCTGCTTGGACTGACGAACGTGGTCTTTTGATCGCTGCTAAGCCTAAGAAATTGGTTGTTCCACCAGCATTGCAATTCGTTGCAACACGCTTGTTGGAAACTGAACTTCGTGTTGGCACAGCTGATAACGACATCAACGCAATTAAGAACAACGGTTCTATCCCTGAAGGTTACGCAATTAACCACTTCTTGACAGATACAAACGCATGGTTCTTGACTACTGATGTACCTAACGGCTTGAAACACTTCGTTCGTACACAAATGTCAACTGGAATGGATGGAGATTTCGACACCGGTAACGTACGTTACAAGGCTCGTGAGCGTTATTCATTCGGTTGGTCAGACCCATTGGGTATGTATGGTTCATCTGGTGCTTAATTAGTACTGGTAGAATGAGGGGGCCTTCGGGCCCCTTTTTAATTTTTAGGAGATGCTATGAGATTCCCAAGTACACAAAACCTTGGTGCGTTTAAGAATAAAGAAATGTTTTTTGAAGAATACAAAGGCCATTTAGATGAGCTTTTGAAAATTATTAAAGATATTGGTGAGCCCTTAGAAGGCAATATTTTTTACCAACATTTAGATCCAGCTCCCGGGCATGATCTAATTGAGCGGTTCTTACCAAAACGTGCAGCTCTTGCTATGTTTGCTATGGCCCATGATGACATGGTTGAAATCGGGTTTAATGCGGGTTTTAGCGCCCTTTTGATGCTGACAGCGAACCCAAATCTACACTTAACTTCTGTAGATATTTGTGAGCACCAGTACACAATGCCTTGCTACGAGTACCTAATGAACGCTTTCCCAGGCCGTATTGACTTGGTTAAAGGCGACTCTACGGCTGTTTTAGCTGGTGTTTTACAAAATGATAAGGGCCTAACAGGCTACATTATTGATGGTGGGCATGGTCTAAAAGTGGCTGAACAAGACCTACGAAACGTTATTCAGTTTGCCAATAAAGACGCCGTGCTTTGTTTTGACGATAGTGATTTTGTAGAACTTCGTTTGATGCTGAACTTGTACATGATGTCAGGACATTTGGTACCGATTTGGGACCCGCATGCTGTAGTGCAAAACGAAACGCAAATGTTTTTTAAAATAGTTGCAACTTCCTAAAATTAGAGTAATATTAGGAAAACTGGGAAACCCGCTTATTAGACTGCCCCAGCAGACGATATACCGACTAATAAGCTAACTTGTATATAAGGATTCAAAATGGCTAATACTACATTCAGCGGCCCAATTAGAGCTGGTAACATCCCAAACACAACTGGCACTACAGTTGGTACAAACGTTAAAAACATCGGTCAAGTTCTAATGGCTCAATCAGCCGTTATTGACATCACTGGTGCTTCTGCTAACTCAGTAGTTGCTGTTATCCCAGCGAACTCACAAATCGTTGATTGTATTTTAAACGTTACTACTGTTAATGATGACTCAAACGCAGCTGCTGTGACTGTTGGTATTACTGGCAACACAAACGCATTTGTTCCATCAACTTCAGTTAAAGCCTTGGCTACAACTCGTGGCACTATTGAGACAGTTGGTACAGACATCGGTTCTACAGACGTTCAAGTTAACGCTTACTTTACTGCTACTGATGGTAACGGCGCTAACGGTGCAGCTACAGTAACTGTTGTTTACTTACAAGCTAACAACTTAACAGCTTAATTAATCTAGGGGCTTCGGCCCCGCTAACAATTTAGGAGATTAATTATGATGCAAACTGACGTTAAATCGGCGTATGTTGATAGCGCAACTACCGTTTATGCTGCCCCTACACGAGTAAAAGGTATTTATATTTATGTTGGTTCTGGAGCAGGTACGTTAGAGTTATCTGATGGCGCAACTGGAACAGTTCTTTTAAAGATGGCTACACCAGCTTCTTCAACAGGTAACCCATTTTATATTCCAGTTCCTGGCGAAGGTATCAAATTTAACACTAGCGTGTATGCGAAGACTATGACTAACGTAGCTTCAATCACGGTGTTTTATGGCTAAGAAAAAAGGCGTATCTCTCGCAATAGGTCGTGGCGAAAAGCTCCCAGTGTCGAAAGGCGCTGGGCTTACTGCTAAAGGCCGTGCTAAGTACAACGCAGCTACAGGCTCTAATCTAAAGGCTCCACAGCCTGAAGGCGGCCCACGTAAGAAGTCATTCTGCGCCCGTATGTCAGGTATGCCTGGTCCAATGAAAGACGAGAACGGCAAGCCGACTCGTAAAGCAGCGAGTCTAAAACGATGGAAATGTTAATCTGGAATGTAGTCCTTACGGCATTTTTAGGTATTCTTGGATTTGTTCTTAGAGAAAAATCTGATGAGATCAGCCGTTTAAACATTCTAGTAAACAGAACACGTGAAGAACACGCTAAAGAGTATGTAACAAAAGCTGATATGCACTTGGATATTAACCGTGTTTTGGACCGTTTGGACCGCATGGAAAGTAAATTAGACAGCTATATGAAGGAGAGCAGAAGTGCCCTCAGTTAGTAAAAAACAACGTAATTTTATGGCGGCCGCAGCCCACAACCCTGCGTTTGCTAAGAAGGTTGGCATATCCCAAAGTGTTGCCAAAGAGTTTAATCAAGCCGATAAAGGCAAAAAATTTAGGAGCGGTGGAATGACACACGACGATATTAAACAAGATATGCCAATGATGAAAAAAGTGGCAAAAGCTGAAGTTAAAGCGCATGAGAAATCAATGCACAAAATGGCTAAAGGTGGCGTAACACGTGCAGACGGTTGCGTATCTAAAGGCCACACTAAAGGTACTATGGTTGCTATGTGCGGCGGTGGTATGGCTAAAGGAAAGAAATAATCATGGGCGTTATTCAAGAACTTAAAGACAAGCTTCTTGGTACTGAGAAGCAAAACAAAGAAGCTTCTGACCGCATGAAGGCTGAAGATGCTAAAGATTCTTCTACTGTTCAAGCTAAAGTAAACAAGGTTACAGGATACAAAAAAGGTGGTGTAACCCGTGCTGATGGTTGTATTACTAAAGGCCATACAAAAGGCAAATTGGTATGAGAGCCTCTCGTGGTATGGGCGATATAAACCCGTCTAAGATGCCTGGCGCTAAGAAAAAGGCCAGACGTGACGATACTGACTTTACGCAATATGCTGAAGGTGGTAAAGTCAATGCAGCGGGTAACTATACTAAACCTGAACTACGTAAACGTATTGTGTCTCAAGTAAAGGCAGCTGCAACACATGGTACTGGAGCTGGTCAGTGGTCAGCCCGTAAAGCCCAGTTAGTAGCTAAAAAATACAAAGCGTCTGGCGGCGGATACAAATGATTGAATGGTTAAAGAGGCTACTTTATGGCACTAGCAAAATCGCAGAAGTCCCTGAAAGCATGGGGCGACCAGAAATGGACGACAAAGTCAGGCAAGCCAAGCAGCCAAACCGGAGAAAGGTATCTACCGGAAAAAGCAATAAAAGCGCTAAGCCCGCAGGAGTACGCAGCAACAACAAAAGCAAAACGAGCGGGAAAAGCACAGGGAAAACAGTTCGTGCCACAACCGCAAAAAGTAAAACAAAAAGTAAAGCCCTACCGAAAGGTTAAGTAACATGACAACTTCAAGCACAACCGCTTTTAATTTAGACCTCAACGATTTAATCGAAGAGGCGTTTGAGCGTTGTGGCTTAGAGCTACGTACTGGTTACGACTTTAAAACAGCACGCCGTTCATTGAACCTGCTTACAGTCGAATGGGCAAACCGTGGTATTAACTTGTGGACGGTTGAGCAAGGGCAAATCGTTATGAATACTGGGCAAGCTACATACGCTTTGCCTAACGATACAATTGACCTTTTGGACCAAACTATTCGTCAAAATAATGGTACGCAGAACCAGACTGACATCAATATTAGTCGTATTTCTGAACCTACCTATATGACCATCCCTAATAAGTTGACTCAAGGGCGTCCTATTCAGGTGTGGATTAACAGACAGTCTGGTCAAACAAATACTGTAGCCTCGACTACTTTAAACGGTGCTATCAGCGCTACCGATGTAACTATTACTTTAACTTCAACAGTTGGTTTGGCTACATCAGGCTTTATTAAGATTGATAACGAAACAATTGTTTACTCAAACATCAGTGGCAATCAGCTTTTGAACTGTTCTCGTGGTCAAGCAAATACTACAGCGGCTTCCCATTTAACTGGGGCGTCTGTGTATACGCAAAACCTACCTGCTATCAATGTATGGCCTACCCCTAATGCTGGTGGGGACTACGTATTTGTGTACTACCGCTTACGTCGTATGCAGGATGCTGGTAGTGGTGTTACTGAGCAGGACATCCCATTTAGATTTATCCCGTGTATGGTTGCTGGTTTGGCTTACTATATTGCCATGAAAAAGCCTGAAGTGGCCCCAGACCGTATCGTGATGTTGAAAACAGATTATGAACAGCAGTTCCAGTTAGCTTCAGAAGAAGACCGTGAAAAAGCACCGATAAGATTCGTTCCAAGGACAATCTTCTATGCCTAATCGTTTTGCTTCTGGTAAGTACGCTATTGCCCAGTGCGATAGATGTAACTTCCGGTATAAGCTAAAAGACCTGAAACGGTTAATTATTAAAACCAAGAACATTAATATCTTGGTTTGCCATGAGTGTTGGGAACCTGACCAGCCACAGTTGCTATTGGGTATGTACCCAGTAGATGACCCGCAAGCGGTTAGAAACCCTAGACCAGATAGTCCTAGCTATTATGTAGGTGGGCAAAGTGTAGATGGGGACCCGACTGGAGGCAGTAGGGTATTTCAATGGGGTTGGCGGCCAGTTGGCGGTGCGCAAGATGATGGTTTAACCCCAAACAACTTGGTAGCCCAAACGCAGTTAGGTACAGTTACGGTGGTAACATCATGAAAACATGTACTAGATGTGGGTTTGTTGGCGAGAACGATAAGTTCTATAAACAAAAAACAAACAGTAAAGATGGGTACCAAAGCCATTGCAAGGTGTGCGATAACGCCAGGGTTAAAAAGTGGGAGTTAAACAACCCGGAAAAGGCTAAACAGCACGCAAAAACTGCTGAACAAAATAGGCTTAATGACCCAAAACGCAGGGTGTACAGAAAGCAACTAAAAAAGACCTCTGCAATGAAAGCCCTAAATAATGCTAGCTATGCTAAACGAAGAGCGGCTAAAATATGTAGAACACCTAAATGGTTAACGGAGCAAGACCATAAGGTCATGAAAGCATTTTATTCTGTTGCACAAATGTTAACTAAAGTTAATAATGAGGCTTGGCACGTAGACCACAATATACCGTTGCAAGCTAAGTTAGTTTCTGGTTTACATGTACCAAAAAATCTGGTATTAATGCGTGGTATAGAGAATGAAACAAAACGCAATTTTTATATTGTTGGTTAATTAGGAGTAAATTATGGGATTCAGAAAAGCAGCGGACGGCATTACTAAACAAGGCAAAACCAAAGGCAAAAACCTTGGTGATACAGGTCCATCAGTAGGAATTGAAAAAGGTCCAAAATCAACTGGCAGCAAAGGTGGCAAAACTAATGCTGACATGAAGAAAATGGGTCGTGGTCTAGCTAAGATCGCAGCTCAAAAGAAAGGCTAATATGGCTAAGGAAAATAAACCAGCATCAGTGTATGCTGGCCGTGCTAAAGAAGGCGCTGTTAAATCTGTTATCACTAAACCAGGTAACGGTATGGATAAAATGAATATTTCAGTTGGTAACGTGAGCAAAGGCAACTATGCTCCTGAAAAGACTGACGGCATCAAGATTCGTGGCACAGGCGCTGCGACTAAGGGCGTTAAAGCCCGTGGACCAATGGCCTAATGAATTACACAGAGTTATCCGCTAGGATTCAAGCGTACGCAGAGAATGACTTTCCAGCTTCGGCTGGGGCATTAACATCTGCAGAGCAGATTGCTACGTTTGTACAACAAGCTGAAGAACGTATTTATAACAGCGTACAGATCCCTGCATTGCGTAAAAACGTAACTGGTACTTGCACAGCTAGTAATAAGTATTTGGCTTGCCCTAGCGACTTTCTCTCTACGTATTCAATGGCTGTAGTGGATGCAACGGGTGCTTATGATTACCTGTTAAACAAAGACGTTAACTTTATACGTCAATCTTATCCAAATCCAACAGATACTGGTACTCCAAAGTACTACGCTTTGTTTGGCCCACGTTCAGCTAATCCAGATGAACTAGCGTTTATTCTCGGTCCAACGCCAAGTGCCAATCTAACGGTTGAGCTTCATTACTTTTTCTATCCGCAATCTATCGTTGATGCTGGTACTAGCTGGCTTGGCGATAACTATGACCCAGTATTGTTATATGGTGCACTAAGAGAAGCCTATATTTATATGCGTGGTGAAGCTGATATGATCGCTAATATTGAAGCAAAATACCAAGAAGCTATTGGTCAATTGAAACGTCTTGGCGATGGTTTGGAGCGCAATGATGCGTACCGAGCTGGTCAAACAAGTTTGCAGTACAACAAGTTATAATTTAGGAGTAAAAAATGGCCTTTACGGGTAATTACATGCCAACGTCTTTTAAGATTCAACTCTTGAATGGCTTGCAAAACTTTTCAGCTAACACATTTAAAATTGCTTTGTACACAAACTCAGCGACTTTAGACGCCAACACAACTGCTTACACAACATCTGGTGAAGTGGCTTCTGGTGGTAACTACACTACTGGCGGTGAAACTCTATCAGTGACTACCACACCTACAGATGGTGGATCAGGTACAACAGCTTACTTAGATTTTGCTGATGTAACTTGGTCAGCTGCAACAATTACAGCTCGTGGCGCTTTGATTTATAACAACAGCCAAAGTAATTCTGCGGTTGCCGTGTTGGACTTTGGTAGTGATAAGACTTCGACTAGCGGTGATTTCACTGTTCAGTTCCCAGCCGCTACAAATACAACAGCAATAATTCGGATAGCGTAAAGGAGCCTAACATGGCTCTTGTGCTGAAAGACCGTGTAAAGGAAACCACCGTTGTAACGAGTACGGGTTCAGCGACCCTTCTTGGTGCAGTATTAGGTTTCCAATCATTTAACACAGCCGTTCCTACGGGTTCGA